AAATCCGTGGAGGTGGTAAAGGCGTAAGCATTCATTTCATTCATTATTGTATCGTTCATATTCAACGAATGATACAATATTACAATCATTACATGTATATTGTTTCAGATTGGATAACAGGTGATTTTGGGGTATCCGACGTCGTTGTAGTTGTTGCATGTGAAGCAAATAACATATCATACTTCGCTTTAAGTACCCTATTTTCTTCTTTCAATTGAGCAAGTTCTTTGTTTCGATCATCAACGTCTTTTTGTAATTGCTGAATGATTTGAACCACTTGCTGATTATTCAATGCTACTGGCTGTTGACCTGGTTGCTGTAGAATGATTTGCCCTCCTGGACCGCCTCCATTTGCCGCCGCTGCCGCCGCATCCTCTGCCATTTTCGCACGTTCCTTTTCTAACTGAATAGTTTGTGCGATTACATCTGGTTTCATTTCTGGGCGTCCAGGTGCGTAATTTTCAAGGAGTTTCTCCAATTCCACCATATAAAAACGACGAAGAGTGTTGTCTTTGATGAAATCCATAACCTTCTTCGGTGTATCGCGTACAACATCAGGGTTTGCGTTTACCAGCAGTTTACGCTTATCAAATGTATTGTGTTCATGAGAAAAAACCAATATGACCTTCATCGGATCCAATTGAACAAATGGAACGGTATAATCTTTCAAAAATGCACGTTCTTCTGCCAAACACGCATCATCATTGTACCGATGTTGTTTAAGAAGTTTACGTTTGAATGCAAATGTGCCAGCCGTTGCATGATTGGGGCCATAGGGTCCAAACTTCTTCATTTGACCGATATGCTTGAAGTAAATATAAATCTCGCTTGACCCGGCGCAAAGTGCGTCAGGATGTGTGAGCAACATATGAACCGCATGTGATACACGTTGTGGAGGATAATAGTCGTCATCATCCATGTATACCAGGATTTCTCCACGGGATTTTTCATGAAGCAAATTTCTCTTCTTTCCTAGTGTCATTTTGATATCATATTTGAAATACTTCACGCGCGGATGTGATGCGACTAAGTCTTCAATTGCATCTGTACCATCATCAATAATGATCCATTCCATTCTGTCTTGTGGATAATCTTGACTATTGAAGCATGATATCATCGCATTTATAAATGGACGACGATTGAATGTGGGCGTGCATACACTGACAAACGGATACATTTTGAAATACTCCGGTGTTGATTTTTCAGGAATACCAACACTAGCAGTACTTATATGATGAATCGATGCGGTAGATGGTTTTTTTTTACCCATGATAAAATATAATTTATTGTATATACGATTTATACAATAAATTGTTTATGTTGTTTATACGCTCATGATGGACTCCAATTTTTAAGTGTGTTCACAAATTCCATGATACCTTGCCAGTAGTGACCCAAATACAATGAGAGTAAACAAGCAATAACAATCGCGGCAACATTCAGGTCAAGATACTCAAATGCGTAAAACATGAGTGTCAAATTAAAGAAGAAGAATATGATTGGAACATGCTTGGCGTATAACTCGCGATATTGATCCCAATGAAATAATGGATAGATAAAGAATGTTCCGATAAACTGGATTAGTTGGACAAAGAATGATACGATTGGGAATATACCAAATCCAAATGCGGTAAAAAGTGACCATAACGAACCACCAATAAATTCTTTCCGATTATCCGTAGGATTCAAAATCATACCAATTACGCATGTGAAAAATGGTCCACCCATCAAGACAAACCCACCTAACAGAATAAGAACAAACGGCATCAACAAAAATACTAATGGTGAAACCACCGTGTATAACTCTTTGGGTATATTCTGGTATATTTTTGTAATGTAACCAAATAATGCTAATAACATTGCGCGGTCAGATGAAAATGAAAAAATATATGCATTATTGATCCATTGTTTGAAACGCGCTTTAATAAACTCCCAGTGAAGTAAGTTGACTTGAGTAATTCCTTCTTCGACACTTTCATTCACCATATCTACTTCTTCTTTTGACAAACAGAACCATTTGAATACATATGTATCCAGCAGAATCGCAGCTTTCAAGTATAATCTCTCAGGTGTTTCAAGTTTGGGATTGTCTGCAATACCACCAAATTTATCATCACAGTCGTTCGCGTCACATGATGTATATTCATTTGTATAGCAGTAAGGCCATTCGTCTCGTTTTGTAGGGAATAATTTTTCGAGATAAAGGCTATTATTTCTAATACTTTCAGGTGTACAGTAGAAAAGGATATTTACACATACAATCGATATAATTAACGTTTCGATGAATAAAGCGAGAATACTCAATCCGAACTCTTTAAGTGCCTCAACATCAAATAGTGATTTTGGTTTTGCTTTTTCTTTCGGATTGTCTTCACCTTCTTCGCCTTCTTCGCCTTCTTCGCCTTCTTCGCCTTCTTCGTCGTCGTCACCACCGATGCCTAATTTGCTAAAAGTACCACCTCCTTTTTTTTCTTCTTCATCGCCGCCTTCTTCACCGGTGTCTTTATTTTCTTCATCATCATCTTCCATTGTATTCTATTGTAGTTATATATACAAGAGAATATTATCAACGCAGATCACCGCGCGTACAATAAACCACAGTTTCCCGACAAAAACGTTAATACGTTATATCGTTCCTCCAAAATATGAAAGTCATAGCTATATAGATAAATATTCACATTTGGTTTATTCATTCCGATAATCTCTCGAGTATTCGGATTACAAATGACTTTTACTTCAGCGGCAGTATCTAATGGAGGATATATCGTTGATAATTCAAGTTCGATTTGGTTAAATTTGCTCATATTGATTGCTCCGCTAGGTTGAAGATCAAATGGATCGGAATTCAAGCAGAAGTTGTAGCAGTATATACCTGGTCTCGCACTACCACGTGTGCGTGTATACTTTTCAACATAATTATAAATACCTGCGTCAAGTAGATTCTCCCGATACTTCCCATTAAGAGATATTCCGAGCTGTTGCAATATATCGCGCTCATTCTCGGATTGAAAGTCGCCTGTAATATGCAACCCAGTTAGTCGTTTATCGCGAGGGTTGATACCCGGACCAATACCATTCTTCGGACCATTTTTATCAAGGTAATAACGATCATGTATGAAATCTGGCCGATCACGCCATGCTTGCGTTTGAAGATCACTCGTTGCAGTAACGATTTCACTAAACATCGATGGTCGCCAATCATCATCAATCGGTGCAGGAACAATATCATATGGAAGATAATTATAAGGCCAATTCGTATAATTACTCCACTCATTGCGAAGATTGACATCGCTACGTTGAAAGAACATTGTCCAAGAAGATACCATCCCCATTGAATTCTCTATTTTAATTTTTTTACTTCCAGTGACATCATGGAATGTCCAGTCATAATACGACTTGATTAAGTACTTTTGTTGGTTCGCGGCAAAGACCTTGGATTCATCATCCGAGAGAAAACAGTATGTTGCCATAAGATGTACATCAGCATTCCAATCTGTACGAAGACTTGGGTATGTATTCTGGGATAAATCAATACTCGGTGGGGGGTATAAAAACCGCCACATTTGATGAAGTGGATTTGTAAAGTCAGGTTGAACAACCGGCCAAAAGTTAACAGGATCACCTACATCACGGATCGTGAAGAGCTCCTTTACTGGACGAAGTGTCACGTCGATTTGAAGTTGATTGTATTGAAGACATACAAGCGGAAATGCCATTTTGGATGACAGAGTAAACCATGCGTTGATAGGGATGTATATTTTTCGTCCGCGAATCGACGGTTCTGCACCAGCGACATTACTTGTTCGATATGCATTCGGATACTGATTCAAACGAGCTCCAGAGCAGCCAGGATTATAGACTTCGGGAACATGACCGGTCATCTGATTATATAACTCACGCTTGGTTGCATCAAAATCACGTTCAACAATCGCCATTAAGTTATTCCCAGTGAAACGTTGCAACGTCATTCCGCCCACCGAGATCACAATTTCCTTCACCATTTGTGTTCCTAAGTGTTCAATCCATCGAAACTCATAAGGAGCCCACATGTCTTCTGCGCGAGCCGGAGGGTAAATCGGGCTCCAGATCGACGGAAGTGTCACACATATATACGTATCCATAAGGAGTTCTGCATATCTTGGAATGTAAAAGGTGAACTTAGATTCTTCTGTCAGTCGTAATTTTTTTTGACCATCAAAATCAATTCTAAACTTTTGAAGACCAAAATTCGTATATTTAAGATATGTGCTTTTAAAAAATGACTTCTTCGGGTTTCCATTCAAAATAACATTTTGGTTGCCTGTGGCAATAAGATTCAATAAACCACCTGTCATTTAGTATTTTAGTATTCGCAATTGTATTCTATATTGGTTGGTATACTTGTTATAACTTTATATAAAAATATATATGATATATAATTAGAAATGAAAGGAGATCAAGTAGAATATTTATTCATAGGTGTCATTATTCTAGGATTTGCGATATGGAAGATTTCCGAGATGGTTAAAACACGATGTCATGAAAAACAAGAAAGAACACGTGAAGGGTTCAAAGCAAAAAAAGAAAAAGAGTCAATGAAAGATACCCATGTAAAAACAGATTCAACTGATCATTATGAGACACAAAAAGTTATTGCCAATGCGAATAAAATCATTCAATCACAAAAAATAGAACCATTATCAACAGAAAATTTTACAACACGTACAAGTGAACACGAAATGACGATTCATCAACGAAAAAAGGCAGCAACAGAGTTAGATATAGCACCTATGTCACAACTATTTTCGAATCCATCATCTCACTCTAACACCGAGTCATTCACTGAATCCAATATCAATATAAAGGAAGGAATGGAAAATGCGGATGCTGATACAAAAGACATAATCGAACGAAATATCGCTTCTATCAATGAAAATGACAGTCAGTCACAATTCAAGCTACGTGACTACTATATCAAGGCTGCATATAATGCATTCAATCCTGATAAATTCAAAAATTCAAATGTAAGCATGGAATCATTTCTGTATGTCATCGCGAGGGGTTGTCGGTTTATTGATTTCGAAGTATTTTCTGTAGAAAATCAACCTGTAATTGCATCGTCATCTGTGAATTCGTTTAATTATAAAGAGACATTCAACCATATTCCGGTTTCCGATGCATTTGAAGTACTTGGTAATTATGTATTTTCTGGCGCAAAATGTCCAAACCCAGGTGATCCATTTATTATTCATATGCGTATTATGTCGCAAAATATTACAATGTATGATAACCTTGCAAAGATTATTTCTCAAAGTAAATCTGTAGCACGGTATTTGCTTGGTCCAAAATACGGTCGTGAGTTTCAGTCCAAGGATTTAGGCAATGAGGATCTCCTTGATTTTAAAGGGAAAATCATATTAATCGTTGACGGATCTAATCCAGTATACCGAAAAACAAAGTTATTTGAACTAATCAATATGAGTTCGAAATCGTTGTTTCTTTCCAAATATACGTATTTCGGTGTAAAAAATGTTGGTGATCCTCAAACATTTAAAGAAACAAATAAGAAGAACATGTGTCTTGTACTTCCAGAGAAAGGTGGTCGTCCAATCAACGAAGGACATAATGGACCGTTCACTTGGGGATGTCAAATCGCGGCCATGTGTTTTCAAGAAGAAGTCCATGATGAGAAACTTAAAGCATATGAAAATAAATTTGCATCTGTTGGTTATGCATTCATTCTCAAACCAGAGGATTTGCGTTACGTCCAGATTACGATTCCTCCTCCGAAACCACCCAATCCGAAGGCATCAATGGAGGCTCGTCCTGCAGAAGCAGCCGGTGGCGTCAAGCTTACCATATAATTTGCTTTATTCTTGCGCCGTCCTTCAATACTCCGCAAATTATCTAATACTATGATAAGAGGTATCATAGTATTTAACAGAAATGCCGCATAGTAAAGGACACGGACACAGTCACGGTCACGGTGAAACTAGTGCGGATGTTTCTTATGACGAAAAAGAACTTGAAATATTGCGTGAAGCAGTTGACATCGTTGAGAAAAAGAAGGGTGAAGCAGTTACACACGATCCTAAGGTAAAAAAAATCATTTCAATTGTTGAAGAATTTATTGCTAATAAGAAACTTGTGTGTTATGGTGGAACGGCAATCAATAACATCTTACCAGAAGATGCACAATTTTACAACAAGGATATCGAACTCCCCGATTATGACTTTTATTCCGACAATGCATTAGATCACGCGAAGGAACTAGCCGATATCTATTACAAGGCAGGATATGAAGACGTTGAAGCAAAATCCGGTGTTCATCATGGCACATACAAGGTCTTCGTGAATTTCACAGGAATCGCGGATATTACACAAATGGAGCCTGCATTATTCAAAGCAATCTCTCGTGATGCAATTATCAAACAAGGAATTCGATACGCTCCGCCCGACTTTCTCCGTATGGCGATGTATCTTGAACTCTCTCGTCCGGATGGCGATGTTTCGCGTTGGGAAAAGGTCCAAAAGCGGTTGACTTTATTGAACAATCATTATCCGTTAAAAGGTTATGACTGTGACAAAATAGAATACCAGCGTGGATTTGATGGCGCTACAAGGTCGAATACTGGGGAAATTAGTATTTCAAAAACTAGGTCTAAGTCAAAGTCGAAGTTCACGTCGGTATCAAGATCTGCATCCAAGACGCGAACAGTGAAACGAGGCGGAGGAAGTAGAAGAAGCGTAACGAACAGTGTTAAGGCGTTGAAGCGTGATGCGATACGTGGGGTCATTCGTAAGTATCGTCACTTGGGAGCGTATATGAAACACTTATATTACAAGGTACCCTCGCATGAAGAAACGATAGGTGATTTTAAGTATACGATTGAAGAGGATCGTATCACACATCGATATCAACTAGTGGCAACATACGAGAGACTATTAGGGAAGGATGACGAGTTTGTGTTGTATTCAATGAAACGGCGTGAATTAGATAAAGATGCAACGCCTAGTGCGAGCAAGAGTGAGAGCAGGAGCGCCAGTGAGAGTAGGAGCGCCAGTGAGAGTTGGAGCGCCAGTGAGAGTAGGAGCGCGAGTGAGAGCAGGAGCAGGAGCAGGAGCAGGAGCAGGAGCAGGAGCAGAAGTCCGGAATATTCCATGAGTAAATCTAGTCTTTCGTATTCAAATCACCGAGAGAAGGAACTCGCAGAGAGTGATGTGTATCATATCGTGCGCGATGTATTTATCAAGAACCGCGCCGTATTTTTCGGAGGATACGCAAACATTTTATATTCAAGATACATGCCAAAACATCAGCGCCGTATTGTTCAGAAAATCCCTGATTTCGACGTTCTCTCAGAAGAACCCCGCGACCTTTGCGAGGCCGTTATTCGTGAACTCACCGCGCATAAATATACCGGTGCGAAATATACAAAACACGCTGGCGTAGGTGAAGTCATTTCAGAGCATTATGATATTCGTATCGGTGATGAAGTGATTGCGTTCTTATACAAACCGCTTGCGTGTCACAGTTACAATACAATACGGATTGACAACGAGTCGATTCGTATTGCGACAATTGATACAATGTTGAGTTTTTACTTGGCGTTTATTTATGCTGACCGTATCTACTATGATATCAACCGTATCTTATGTATGTCTCAATTTCTCTTTGATGTGCAACAACACAATCGTCTTAAACAGACCGGATTATTG